TATGCGTTGGACACCAAAAGTCAATTCTAAGGTAGCGGGACGAATTAATAAGGTTGAGAAGCCTTTACGTCCGACGTTAACTCCTACTACCGATGAACCTAACGAAACCGTGATTAGTGATCCTTCACCGGTCACATCAACACTACGAACTGCCCGAAATATGATCGAGGCAGCAAAGCGCAATAAGGAGAATAAAATGGCAGATAAGACTGCTGACGCAGCAACAGGCGCTCCGGACGCAGCAACGCCAGATAAGCGTGTTGACGTTGAGGGCGTCGGAGGTGTAGATCAAGCATCCAACGAGCAGGCTTCTAAGGCTGACGCTCAGGTAGACGTAATGGGCAAGGGAGGCACCGGAGTTGAGGGTGTCGATGCCGATGAGCATGAAAGTATTGAGCAGACCAGCGATAACGCTGGATTCCAGGATGGTAACGTTCCGGGCAATAGCTCTGGCCCTACCAAGACGTGGGATGGAACCGGCGGCAATGGCGTAACCAAGCAGACCGATCCCGTTACGAGCAAGCCTTTCCCTGAGTCATCGACTCGTCAGGCATATGATAGCGGTCCCGTGGATGATGGTGGAGAGGGATCCGCAACAAAGGGTGTGCAGCCAGTCGATCCTTCTGGTAAGGCCGACGATCGCGTAGACGTAACTCAGGCTGTGACAACCCCCGAGAATAATTCTGGGCCTACAAAGACCTGGAACGGAACCGGCGGAAATAAGGTTAATCGTCAGCAGGATCCGGTCACCAATGTTCCTACTAAGTCTGACGGAATCAATTCTCATGTGGTCGCTGCTATGAAGCAGGCCGACGCAGAGGTTGAGCTAGGACTTATCGACAAGGATCATAAGTACAACCGCATTGCGCAGCTAATGGAGCTATCTCCCGAGGAGCTTGCTGCCGAGAGTCGTGTAATGGCACGTGTAAAGACCGCCGGACTTGCTCGCCATGCTTCGGTTACTCGTATCCCATCGTTTCGCCAGGCGGCGAATGTAGACCCCGAGCCTACGGATCGGGAAATTGATGATACGTTAATGGATTCTGCTGTATTTACTAGATAATACTTTTATTTCAGGATTCGCCGTATTATACAATTATTGAGGACGCGCAGTATCAGCGCAGCCTACTAACTAACAAGGAAACAAATCAAACAATGCTAAGAGTACGCAATCTATCGAATGCTTTGGTTAAGCGTCCGATTCGCCCTCTTTACGCGCAGACTCAGGCTACGCCATATGCGGCTTATCTTGACCCTTCTTTGCGTAATGCAGACGGATCGTTCCGCGCGCCAGTGTCATCCGATACTAATCCAGTTGCGCGATCTGCTGACGCTTTCCTCATCCAAGGTGGACTCTGCCCCGGCACGGTCATGCTTAAGGGAGCAAGCGAAGGGCTCGTCGTAGCAACAGGTGCTAACTCCGCTCTACAACCATTTGGTCTTCTAGCTAATTTCGTCGGCGGTACGCTTGACGACATTGGCGATGAGAACTATATCGGCTGCTGGCGCGGACCTGACTCGGTATTCGAGCTACTAGCGCCAGCATACAACGATACAGGACTAGCATCTGCTGTAGCTGCCGCTGGCCCTGGAACTCCGGTCAAGCTGTACGCTGGTACAGACGGTCGTTTAACCTCTACCTCTGCTGGTTCAGACGTAGTTGTTGCTCACCTAATTGATCGTCCATCCAATACACGCATTATCGTGGATTTGAAGGTATAAGGAACGATTATGCTTGAACTAACTACACGTCAGGCAGTTGCGTCGGCTGATTACGAGGATAAGCTAAAGGACCTTCCTAAGCTTTCCAAGGCTCAGAAGACCGCTCGCCTAGAGGCAATTCTATCTGACCGCCAGAACGCTTTGCGTCGAATCGGTCAGGGAATGATTGGTCCGATCCAGATTCGTCTTCGCTACGAGGGTATTGTGCGAAACGTCCTAGTGGAAGATACACTAGAGCGTGGTCCACTTATGCCTTACGATATCCTTGATGATATGGGTCGAGCTTATATTCTAAACTCGACTGACTCGGAAGTCAAGATTACCCCGTTCGAGGGTAAGCAGGCTTTCCCTCAGTTGTTCCGTGTCGCTTCTTTCCCGCGCGTTCGTAAGGAGGATCTATACTTCCTACGTGTCAACGCGGTTGAGTACGCACAGGACGAAACCCGTCAGGCAATCCAGAAGCAGGAGGATGCACGTCTTGTCCTTCTTCTAGAGCAGGCTGTAGCAAATCTAGGTACTCTTCGTGCCGCTGGTACTGTAGGTGCAGGGCCTACTGGTGGTGTCGCCACCGGTATTGCTGCTCCACCGGCAGGAACCAACGAGCAGACTGTCCTAGTTGGAGCTAGCAATCCTCTAGAGCCTCAGGATTTCTACAACGCTGTAACCATGGTTGAAATCAACCAGTTGGAAGCTCGTCGTGTTCTAGCCCACCCGGCAGACATTCGCGATCTTTACACCTGGGATCTTAACGTAACTGGTTTCCGCTTTAAGGACGAGGTTTTCGCTGGTGGAAAGATCACTTCTTTCGGTGAGTTCCAGATCCAGCGCTCGATCATCGTTCCTCAGGGCGAGGTCTTCTTGACCGCAGAGCCAGAGTTCGTCGGAGTTATGCCAGTCATGTACTCCCTCGACGTTGAGGAAAACCATCAGGTTGAGCAGTTCTACAAGGGTTGGGTCATGGACGAGCTTATTGGAATGCTTGTGTTAAACCCTCGCGGTATCGCAAGAATTCTAAAGGCGAACTCCACAGCAGCCCCAACGAAGCTAGATATCTCTGGCCTAGTCTAAGC